TTCTTTGAAACAATTGAAGAATTAGAAGATTCAACTAAAGGTCGGGTCTTTTGTTCAAAGTACCCAGACGTGGCGAAAATCGCAAAACGACTAGAAGGTCGTATCCGAAATGCTGGTGTGCATGCTGCTGGTATGGTTGTTTCATCCATTCCTTTGACCGATGTTTGTCCGATTGAAACTCGTAAGGACACTGACGGAGAGGGCAGAGCATTGGTTACTGCTTTTGACATGGAGGATGCTGAGGCTGTCGGGCTTATTAAAATTGACATTTTGGGGCTAAAGACCGTATCTGTCATTAAAGACTGCTTAGCGAAGATTCAGGAGCGTCTGGGGATTGATGTAAAGGCTAAGTCGTTACAGCTAGATGACCATAAAGTGTTTGAAAACTTCAATAATATTAATACCGTTGGTATCTTCCAGGCTGATGCAGCTGCTTATAGAAACCTCATTGAAAGAATGGGTATTGATAACTTTAATGACCTTGTTGTATCTAACGCATTGGTTAGACCTGGAGCCTTGCTATCACAAGGGCAGAAATATATTGATTGCAAAAAGGGAGTCACTAAACCTAAGTATCCTGACGAAGTGGTGCAAGAAATCTTGGAAGAAACTTACGGTACTGTAATTTTCCAAGAGCAACTGATGCAAATGGCTGTATTGCTCGCTGATTTTACTTGGTCCGAAGCTGACTCGTTGCGTAAGATCATTGGTAAGAAGCGAGATGCGGCTGGTTTTGATAAGTACAAAGAGAAGTTTGTAAATAATAAATATTTAACCCCAGCACAATCCGAAAAGATTTGGGCTGAGTTTGAAATGTCAGCGTTGTACATGTTTAATAAATCTCACGCTGTTGCTTACTCACTCATGTCATATCAAACAATGTGGTTGAAGATCAATTACCCGCTTGAATTCATTTGGGCTCTTCTTTATAATGAATCGGCTTCCGACAAGATCACTGCTTACTTAATGGAAGCACAGAGGCTGGGTCTGAAGATATATGCTCCTGACATTAATAAATCAGAAGAGTTCTTTTCAATGTCTCTCCCAGGAGAAGATGAGGGTATTCGCTTTGGTTTGGCAAATGTTACTGGATGTGGAACGAGTGCGATAAAGGAAATCACAACGAAGCGCCCATTTAATTCTTTTGATGAATTTAATCATAAGTGTTCTAAGTCTGCTGTTAAAGCTCCGCTTAGGGAAAACCTAGACAAGGTTGGTGCATTTGAATCAATTGGTCATGTATCACAATTTGATAATGAAAAATACTATTTACCAATTCTTGGGTTCCCAATTGCAGCTAATCAACATAAAACTGCTATTGATGAGTTCGTAGAGAACGCTGTTGATTTTCATGAAACAATGTCAAGCATTACTCTCATTAAAGCTGTAGTTCGCTCTACAAAGAAAGCAACGGGCTACCTTAGAGTTGAATTTGAAGATCACTCTGGTTCATGCACTGTTTTTGGAGAACGAAATACTGAATTAGCGCAGAGGGATTATGTTTATGCGCTGATTGGCGATAGGACTTTACATGCCTATTGCGATGTGTACACGGCTGAAGATTCAAGGTTGTTTAATATTATGATGATGAAAAAGCATGGCGCTGAACATAAGTATTCTTGGCTCTATGATCACGGTATCGGTTATGTAACTGATGAAAAGACTCTTGCTTATATCTTTAACATTAGAAATTTCATTACATCATCAGGTAAAGAAATGGCTAGCGTTTACTGTTGGGATGGCAAGCAGTTCTTCAAGATTGTGGTATTTGCTGCAGTGTATAAAAAGGTTAAGCAAATTCTCAAGGAAGGCGAATGGTATGCAGTTCGCTTATCTAAGGTTGAAGATAAAGACACTCTCAACCGTCTTGACTCTTACAAGCTTGAAGCGGCAGATAAGATTATCACTGTAGACGATTATGTGAAGAGAAAAAACTTAGTAAAGGTGGGAGATTAATGCTTCTTACAATATATATTCCAACATTTAATAGACCAGATATTGAGCCCTGCTTGGCTTCTATTATCCCGCAACTTACGCCTGATGTAGAGATTATTGTTAGCGATAACGACCCAAATGGCTATGCTGAGCAATTTGTTAAGCAATATCCTCAAGTACAATATAGCAAACGGCATCAAAACATCAATGGAGATCCCAATGTCTTTCGTGGGGTAACTCAAGGCATTGGGAAGTATGTTTGGATTTTTGGAGATGACGATACCATTTTGCCAGGAACAATTGAAGCGTTACTGCCAATGCTGGATGGTGTTGATCGTGTATTGCACTACAGCGCTAAGAGTGGTGAAGTTACCCCATCTTTCTCAGGCACTATTTGTGATTACATGAATCAGCTTGAGGATAAATCAGTTCTTGTTGCGTCAACTACTGTAACCTCTACTGTATGGCGTAGAGAGTGCTTTGATATTGGATTGGGGTTGGCTAAATTGGATACTAGATATTCAGTTGCTTGGGCTAGTTTGCATATGAAAACAATTAAAGTTATGCCTACGCCAACTATGACTGTTGGTGCTATTTATCGTGATAATGAATTTTCTTTTTTTGAAACGGTGATGGATGAATACATTAGAGCATGGAGCTTTGCCGTTGGCGCAAAAGAGATTTGTTTTAGAGATGCGGATAGATGGAATTTTGTAAGCGTTGAGTCAAGATAAATTCTAGTGAAATATGATATGATTATTTGAAAACAATAGGAGAAGTATGTTACTTGTAGATAAAAGAAAAGGCGATACAATGCCGATCCATGATGTTATTCCGACCCCCAGTGTTGGATTAAATCGTGCTTTGGGTGGTGGATTAAATACTGGTGCGACTCATTTATTCTGGGGTACTCCTTCGGTAGGTAAAACAACTATGTGTTTTAGAATCATGGCTGAGGCGCAAAAAATGGGGTATCGCCCAGTTATTGTTGATTCTGAGTCTTCATATAGTGATGTGTATGCAGCGAAGTGTGGTTTGGATATTTCTGATGTGGTAGTTATTCAATCTACTATTGTTGAAGATATTATGAAAAGTTTAATTGGATATTTAACTGATGATAAAGAAAAGCATATTTTCTTATTTGATTCGTTGTCTAATATTGTTAAAGAAGAGTTTTATGATAAGCCTGAAGGTGGTAAAGCAATGGGTTTGTCGGCTCGTTCGCAAGGTTACTTTTTGCAAAAGCTTGTAAATTATCTTCATAAAGAGCGCAATATTATGCTTTTTGTTGCTCATCAAACGGTTGATTTGAGCGGTATGTTTGCAGTTACTAAAGCCAAGATGGGTAATGTTGTTCATCATAATATGCATAATGTTGTTAAACTTTTTCTTTCTATGTCTAAGGGCGAGATGGAGCGTGAAGCGAACAACATGATTACTTCACAACGGGCTGTTTGGACTATTGAGAAAACAAAACAGATTCCAACTATCGGCGCTACTGGTTACTACTATGTCTTGCCTCAGGAAGGGCAGATTGATCAACGCCGTGAGCTTATTGATATTGCTATTGAAATGGATATTATAAAGCGCAAAGGGGCATGGTACACATATGAAGAAAGCAAATGGAATGGTATGGGTGCTATTGAACTTACAGATAAGCAATTAAAACAGCTTCAAAAACAAATAACTGAATAGATCGGAGTGTGGTTGCATGATTGTTATTGGTGTGAGATCCTATTTATGCCCATGCGCACAACCAATTCCTCAGAATCCTATCTGTGGGGACAGGGGAGTTGAAGAAGATGATTAGGTGGTTAATTATGTTTTTAAAAAAAATGGATTATGACAAAGAGATTCGCTCCCTAAAAGAAAGAATTGAAGAGCTAGAGAATAGAATGGCTATTATTCGTGTACAATATATCTTAATTAAGTCTGACCGAGACCGACTGAAAGAACTTATTAGTGAAAAGAACTGAAAAAGAAGAAATTAAGCGTGATAACGCTAAAGCTGTAAAAAATTCTGGTCGTGGTCTTAAGAAGGGTGATGCTTCATTGCATAAGTTTTTGCTTGATTATAAGCACAATGAAAAAACTTTTACGCTTACATTGAAAGCTTGGGCTAAGATGAGGAAAGATGCGTGGAATGCAAATTATAAATATCCGTGTATTTCCGTTGTATTTGGAGAGAATTCCGAAACAAAAGTTGCTATAATTGATTGGGAAGTGTTCCAGGATCTAATCAAGGGGAGTGACTATGAAGTTTAAATTTTGTTTTGATAAGCTATACGGTCATAAAAGTATCGGTGTGACGCTTGATCATGACGAGTTTGCGATTGGTGTTAATCTTGTGTTTTGGTTCATTGGTATCGCAAAAGTTTATCCAAAATACGATTATAAATCTTTAGTTATGGCAGAAGATCTTAGGAAGGATATTTAATGCCCGATATTATAATTAATAGAGAAGTTCTTGCCGAACAAATGGGTGATAAGGCAGAGGAATTTTTAGAATGTATACGCATAGTTGAAGACATTATTATAAACCCAGATCACTATCTCGGCGCTCAGGCTATTAAGTATGCTAATATATTAGCAGCGTATAGAACATTGATGATTATTAAATCGCAAGCTTTCAAGAGGAAGTCGGCGGTTATGAATGATCAAGATAAGTTTGTTAATGATATATGGAAAACCATGTATGAAGCATTGGCAGAAAACATAAATGCACTAAAACTCGCTGCGAAAGGCGGTATACAATGAAATCATTAAAGGTATTAAGAAACCCAAACCCAAAGGTAAACGATGTTGTAGAAGAGGTTCCAGCGGAAAGTTTTACTGTTGTTCAGCTAGTGGATAGTTTAAATCAAGCCATTGACGATAATTTACTGGAAAGAAATAAGCCAGAATTTAAAAAAGTTAAAGGCTTTCATCCGAGCTATACCAACCAATGTGCACGCTATTGGTATTATATGTTTGACGGGGTCAGCGTAACTCCAGATTTTAGAGCTCAGACGCTTAGGATTTTTGATAATGGTCATGCTGTTCATGACAGGCTGTATGGTTATTTTAGAGACATGGGCATTCTGATAGCTGAAGAAATCCCTGTTACTTATTCTTCTCCGCCAATTGAAGGAACTGCCGATGGAATTATTAACTGGCACGGAGAGAAATTGATTGAATTAAAGTCAATTAGCTCAGAAGGTTTTCATTACAGAAAGTTGTATAACAAACCAAAAGATGAGCACTATAGGCAGGCACAGATTTACATGGAGTGCTTGAACCTAGATGGAGGTTTTGTTATTTATGAATGCAAGAATAACCAGGAAATTCTTCCTATTTATATTGAAAAGGATCAAGCGTTTATAGATAAATTATTTAAGAAATACAGAGATATTTATGGGAATTACACTAGCGGTAGTATCCCCGTCAGACCCTACAAGAGAACATCTAAACACTGTTCTGATTGTAATGTGGCTACTTTATGCTGGGGAGACAGTGATTAATGAAGAAGAAAGAACCTGCAAAAATTTAGATTGTAGTAAACCTTTTAAAGCTAAATCTTATAATAGTATTTATTGTTCAGCAGAATGTAGAAGAATTGTTACAAATGCAAAACTATTAAGTAATTATTATGAAAAAAAAGCTAACATAAATAAAAAAAGAATTTGTAAAACAAAAGAATGTGAAACAGTATTATCAAGATATAATAAAGAAAATATCTGTGAGCAATGCAAAAGGGAAAGATTCGTACAAAGACTAGTCGGGTGGGGATGGGAAGAAGGCTCCGTCAGGGATAGTATGTAATGAATCTTAAAAATATAGTTAATGCTCAGGATAAGAAAATTCTATCAATAGATCCTTCATCTCATTCTTTAGGTTGGGCTGTTATTGATTTTAATAATGGTCTTAAACTTGTTGATTGCGGTAAAATAAAGTTTACAAAAACAAATGATATTTCTGTAAAATTTAATGAAATTAATGCTGGGCTTAAAAATATTTGTAAGAAACACAACCCTAATATAACTATTATTGAACAATCAGTTTACATACAGAATTTTCAAACAAGCAGGGTTATATCTTATATAATTGGCTATACCTGGGGAATTGTACAGGGGTATTGTTTTAAAGTTATGGATATAAACCCTATCCTCTGGAAGCGAGGAATCGGGTATAAGAATATATCTAAAACAGATAAAATAGTTTTTGATACAGAAGCTAAAAAGAAAAAAGAAAGAAAAGATCGTGTCAGGGATATTATTACTGATTACTTTCAAATGGAAGAAGAAAATTTGAAAGATGATGATATTGTTGATGCAGTCGGCATTGGACTTTGGTATTATTTAATGGTGATATCTAATGGCTCTTGAACCTTATAAAGATAAAAGCTGGCTTTATGAGCATTATGTAAAAAAACGAATGAATCTAACTGACATTGTAAAAGTTTTGAAACAAACTTACAATGTTGAAATTACCCCGCAAGGTCTTTACAACTGGTGCAGTAAGTATGATTTATTGAAATTTAGAGGCAAGGGAAGAAATTTATCCGCTACTTCTAAGAAACCAAAATCACCGATGCAGCAGAAAGCGGAGCAAATGAAAAGAGATAGAAGGAAGTCAATGCAACAGAGAAAAAAGGGGATGGGTCGGTAATGCAAAGAAAAGTAGCGGCAGGGGATTTAGGGATTTTTGCAGAGCTTGATATGGTTTACAACCAGGCAAGGATGATTGAGGCAAGCCAGAATAAGACGAAATACAAGTGTCTTGGTTCTGGTAATTGCTGTTCAATTGGTTTAACAATTCATATGACAGAGTGCGCCAATATTGCATTCAATATTACTCAGCAATTTTATTTGCATTTAGAAAACAAGGGCAAAGATTTTGCCGATGAATGGTTCAATTCAGTAGTTAATTCTTTAAAGGAGGCAATGTATGATGAGACATGGCAATTTGGTGGTGAAACTAAAAGAAAGTGTGCTTTCTATAAAGACGGTTGCACTATCTATGGGTTTAGACCTTTGGTGTGCAGAAGTTACGGGGCTTTTGTCGGTGTTGACGATGTTTGCCCTAGAGAAAGAAATGTTTATGGTAATGTAGAGCATTTCTCTGGGACTCCAGTTCAAGATATGGTCCAGCAATTTCAAAATTTACTTAGCAGGTATTCAAAAGACAAAGACTCAAATTATGATGTTGTTGTTTATATGCCGTTGGGCGTATTGAGCTTCTTGCTTTCCCCAGAAGAGCTGGAAGATCTGGCAGACAAAACAGATGACAGAATGTGGAGAGCAGTTGAGGGCTGGTTTAACTATAGAGTTGAATACACAAAAATTCACGGTTTACCTATGCCTAAATTAAGAGAAGCAGCTGAGAAATCTGGAAAGAAGATTGCTTTTTCCGTAGATGAATAAAGCAGATTGGAATGACGGAGGTTCCCATGTAAATGGCACTGGGTACGCTGATGCTGCCTACCCAATATATTCGGCGCTTTTTAAAAAAGGATTAGTCTCTGCCAAGACACATATTGAGCGTGATACGCCAGAAATACCTGGCGTTGGGTATTCGTTGAGAAATACTAAATTTACTAATCCCGTTGTGATTAACAATACACTTCCCGAATATTATGTGACTGGTTCCAAGTATTCAATTGGCTTTACATATTGGGAAACCAATCGTATAAGTAATGATTGGGTTGATGGAATGAACAAGATGGATGAGATTTGGACTACATCTGACTTTATGAAAAATGTATTTATAAACTCTGGAGTACACAAGCCAGTTTATGCTTTTAACTTAGGCGTTGACCCAGAATTATATTCACCTTCTAAAAAGAGATCTAATAAGCCGTTTACATTTTTGAGCATGGGTTCTCCTTCAACCAGAAAAAATTCTCAAATGGCTGTTGATGCATTTTTACATCTTTTTAATCGTGATGAAAATTATAAACTGATTTATAAATCTAATGGACCGCCAGATGCTCGCCTCCATAGACACACAAGCGATATATCATCTATTCACGGACATCCTCGGATTGAAGTTATAGATTGGAAGTTAAGCGAAAGCCTTCTTTCTGCATTGTATGATGAAGCAGACTGTTTATTGTATCCAACAAGCGGAGAGGGTTGGGGATTGATACCATTCCAAGCAATAGCTAAAGGTATTCCAACAATTTGCACCAACGCTACCGCCTGCGAAGAATTTGCAGAAATGTCAGTACCGTTGGATTATAAGTGGTCAAAATTCAATATGAGTGGTATATATGAAGGCGCTGGAGAGTGGGCAGAGCCAAA